AGAAGTATTGGAGTTAAACCAAAAGCAACATCATCCGCTAATATTAGATTAGGAGGAGTACAACGTTAAATTTACATATTTGCGTAACCATTATAAACATAATTTATATATTATTTTTATAATGCCTATTAATTGCTTAAACGATATTACAAATGCTTTTTATATTAATTTACAACATAGAACTGATCGTAAAGAATATGTAACAAAAGAATTACAAAAAATTGGAATAACTGCTAATAGATTTAATGCCATACAAATGGAAAATGGTGCTATAGGTTGTAGTATGAGTCATCTTACAATTTTACAAAATGCTCTACAAAATAATTTAGACCACGTTTTAATTATTGAAGATGATATTACATTTTTAAATCCAGAATTATTTAAATCTCAAATAAACAAATTTTTTAAAATACACAATAATAATTGGGATGTTATATTACTTGCTGGAAATAATATACCACCATATGAAAATATAGATGATACTTGCATAAAAGTATCACGTTGTCAAACCACTACAGGTTATTTAGTTAATGGACATTATATAAAAGTATTGCTTCAAAATGTTAAAATGGGATTAACACATTTATTGAATAAACCAAATGAAAAACATAAATTTGCGATAGATATGTTTTGGTTTGTTTTACAACGTTCAAGTAATTGGTATTTAATCACTCCTTTAACCATAGTTCAACGAGAAGATTATAGTGATATTGAAAAAAAACTAACAAATTATAAAGATATGATGCTTGATTTAGATAAAGTTGCATTATTTAAGGCAATAAGAGAAAAAAGAACTAATACATTATTAAAGTAACAAAATTATAAAAAATTGAAATTAAATAAATATTATTTAATATTATTAATTACAACAACATATTATCACAAATCATGTCACAAATCATAAACTATGAAAATGAACAAAAAATAAATTATATAATTGGTAATCTTCCTTCAGACCTAGTTAAAAAAATATATGTAGATTATATTAAACCTGAACTTATATATAAAGAATTAAATATAATTTTAAACTCAACTGAAAGTTGTGAATTATCTGCTGAACCACTAGAACACTTTTTAAGAAAACATGTTTTACCCAATTCTATTGTTACAAAATATTTAATTAAAAATGACGAAATATTTTCAGACATTTACCAAACACATATTATTAATCGTGAACAAACATTTATATTATTTCCTGATTTAGTATCTTCATTAGCAAAGTGTTGGATTATGTATCTTCATCATTAATTTATAGCAACTTTATTTAACTATATCATTATTATTTAAATATAATATTATTTATATTATATGAATGAATTATTTACATTTTTAAGTATTATTATTGTTCCTGTTATTGCTAGTACTTGTTTGTATTTATATAAATCTAAATGTCAACGAGTTACTCTTTGTTATGGTTTAGTTGATGTTGAAAGAGATGTTAGAGGAGAAGAAAAAAGCGATATAGCATTGGATTCAACTAGGACTTCTATTATTGACAACCTTTGATTTTTTAATTAATTTTAAGTTTCTTTAAATTACTTTTATGTATATTTTCTATTGAAACCCACTCGTCTAAAAATAAGTCGCACGTATTATGAACATTCGGCATAAACCATTTTTCTGGATAACACACAATCTTATCTACATTTGTATTTAAATATGCTCCCCACCAACTAAATGTACTATTTGCTATTATATTATGCTGACATAAACTCATCAATAACATTTGTTCCCAATCTTTTAACAATGGATTTGCTCTTTCAAATTTTATTAACGGAAATTCTAATCGCAATTTTTTTATAATATATTCTACATCTTCTATATCTTCATCTTCACAAAAATACAAAATTGATAATTTTGTCTTGCATTTTATTTCAGATAAAATATAAGTTATTGAATTACTATAATACTTTTCATTCAAAATTTGGTAAATATGTGGATATTTTTTGTAATCTCCAAATCTAAAATGCAACGAAATAAATTGATTGTTTGTAAAATTAATATTTGAAATTTCTTTTACAATCTTTTTTTGTAAATCTAATTTAATCATTTTACAAATTGATTCCTTATAGTTATCAAAATATTTTGGACTTTGAAAATAACCAACTAACAAAGTTCCACAACTATTTTCAAAATGTTCAGGTAATTCTTTATAATTAAAACCTTTTTCCTTTATAAATATCAATTGTGGAATTTCATTCATATTTTTTAAAAATGGACTAAGACTTGATAAAAAAGTTTCCCAATAGGTGTATCTTATTGTTACACCATTTGAACCAGTTCCCAATTGTGCATTGTTTAAAAAGAAAAAAGATTTTTCATATTTTAATGCATACGCTATGGTTGTAAAAATTTGAAACAATTGATTACCTAATCCTCCGCATAATTTACACGATATCATTTTATATAATATATTCAAACTTATTTAATATATTATACTTATTATTGTTTATAACAATAATATTTATCATTTTTACATAGTTGTTATTTATAATAAAAAATAACTATTTAAATATAAAAATTATATTTTATAAAATGGCTTTAATTATTGATGTTGAAACTATTGGCTTGCCAAATTGTGCTTCATTACCATTTGGAGAAAATCCACCATATAATCAATTAAATAATTATGAAAGTGCTCGTATGGTTCAAATTAGCATGATGTTGTGTAATGAAAATTTAGAACAAGTTGAAATGTTAGATTTTATAATTAAAACGGATGGATTTAATATTGGAAATTCACATTTTCATGGAATCACAAATGTAATTTCTTCAGAAAGAGGAATATCTTTCTCCGATGTTGCCTTAATTTTGTCAAATAAATTAAAACAAGTATCTCATATTATCGCACATAATGCTAATTTTGATATTTCCATTATTAAAAGTGAATTACATAGACTATCACTAAATTCAATCATTGAAGAAATTAATTCAAAGAAAGTTTTATGTACAATGAATTTAACAAAATCAATTGTCAAGGCAACAAATAAATATAATAAAATTAAATACCCATCTCTATCTGAACTTTATAAATTTGTTTTCAATAAAAACATTGAAAATGCACACAATTCAAATTATGATGTAATTAATTTGCATAGTTCTATCAAACAATTATATAACACAAATGTATTGAAATTTAATTCACAATTTACATATGTTCCTATTCAAATTGTTGAAAATATTCCTCAAATTCAAACAACCTCAATTCCAGTAGTAGAACAACCCGAAAAAAAATGTGCACAAACAACATCAAATTTAAATAATTTAAAAGTTCTTGAACTTAGACAAAAATGCAAAGAATGTGGCATTTGTAAATACATTAAAATGAATAAAAGTGAATTAATAAATGCTTTGGAATTAATTAATGTGACAAGTGAATAAAATTATTTTTAATTTAAAAAGTTTTTGAATATTTTAAATTAAAATTTTATTTAAAAAAAATAAGTTTTTCATATTCTAACATGTAATAACTTATATTTTTGGGTTGTATAATATTATTTATATTTAAATGCTTTCTAGACTCTGTTCTTTATATTGTAAATGAACTTTTGTTTGGAAATGTCTAGATCTATTTCCAAATGTGTATTGGCGACCACATTCACAATTTACTATTTCGCATTGTTTAATCCTTGCGGCTTCTATATTTTTTTCTTTTTGTTCTTTTTTTTGTTGTTCTATTAATTCTTTCTGATAGTCTGATATTTGTTCTGTAAATTGTAAATGAATTTTTGTTTTGAAATGTCTATCTTTATTTACAAAATTGTATTGACCACCACATTCACAATTCAATGTTTCACCTTGTTTTTCTTTTGCCTTTTCCTTTAATATTTCTTTATTTTTTTCTCTCCACTCTTTTTGTGCAATACGAGATTCTTCCTTATGTTCTTCTCTGTATATTTTTGTTTTTTCAGCAAGGGTTTCCTTATTTAATTTTCGGTACTCTTTATGATACTCTGATATTTTTTCTTTATTTTCTTGGGCATATTGTGTTTGGTATTGTATTGTTTGTTCTTTGTTCTCTTCGTAATTATTTTTTGCTTTTTCTAGAATATAATCTTTATTATCTTCATACCAATCGTGTTTATATAATTTTGGTTCTTCTTTACATTTTGCATAAGGTTTATTAGAATTTAATCTAGAATTCAAATATTCTATCCAATAATGTTCTTTTGCTTCAGCTTCGCGTTTATCTTTACATTTAATATTTTCAATTTGTAACATTGTCCAGTTTTCCCATCCCCCGTTTTGACGAATAAATTCATAGACATATTGTTTGTATTTTTTATCATTTTCATTAGAACAAGAAGTTTTATGACCATTTTTTCTTTGTGTAAAATTAGTAGTGTGACCAACATATATATCAGTTATTAAAGTATCTTTACAACATATCTTGTAAATAATTGTTTGAGTATAATCTATTTCAACTTTTGGCATATTTTAGTTATATATTTTATCTTTAAGTGTCTTATAATGTCTTATAATATCTTATAACATTTCAATTTTTTAATTATTAAAAATCATCTGTAAATGCGAAATCTTCATTGCTTTGTGTTTTATCGGCAAGAGCATAAGCGTCATTTTGACGCTCGAAGAAGTTACATTTATTTTCAAGACTAATCATCTCCATA